GTTGCTCGGAAACGCCGGAATAGCCGCTTTCATCCGCCGTGGCCTTGAGGTTGGAGAGTTCTTCCCTTGTGCTGGCGGTGATGGCCTTGAAGGATTCCGTCCACGAGGACACGATCTCGTCCGTTTCCTTTTCACCGTCCGCCCAGACCTTGAGCAGTCCGTCCAGCCAGTCCTGCGCGCTCTGCGCCTGTCGGGAAAAATCGCCCTCGCTCATACCAAAGAACGACAATCCTTCGCTGCTGCCGTAGAACGTTTCCGCGGCGGTGTTTTTCCAGTCCTCCGCCGTCTCATTCATGGCTTCCAGCGCTTCCCGCGCCTGCTTTGCGCCGGAGATGTAATCGGCAAAGGCGACGGTCGCCGTCACCGTCGCCGCGGCAATGGCCAGCCACACCGTGGGCGACCTGGACAGCGTCGAAAAGAACCCTTTCCATCCGCCGCCTGCTTTGCCCACGGCGGTGGCAAACTTGCCGATGCCGGTGGACAGCGCGCCCACGCCCTTGGTGACCTTGC